CGTCATACCACCTAGATATACGCCTTATAGCAACTTCTAATTCTTCAGCTCCCCCCATTCCGTCTGCGTTTGTTTCGTGATAACTTGAATAATGATTGTCTATAATATCACCAATAAAAACAACTTCATTACAATCAAATTTGTAATATTGTTCTATGCAAAAATATAAATATGAATCAAGGCAAAATGGTTCGTGTAAATCTCCAATAACTAGAATATTGTTATTGTCTTTATTTCTTTTGTCTTTTATAAGGTCGTGTTCTACCTTTGTTAAACGAAGTCTATAATCTTTTTTGATATTATTTCTTTTTAAGTTTTTCAACTGAACGTCCCCCAAAATATGCTCCAATAACAGTTATTAAAGTTAATTGTAATAAGTCCGTCCATTTATCAGCTACTTCAAACGCAATAGAGCCACTATCTATAAATACAAGTAACATTGTGCATACTATAAGGAATATTAATACTAAAGGTCTTACAGAGCGTGTTAGGACGTTACCATTTGCGTCTGCTTCCCAACGTGCAGTTATATTTTTTTCAACCTCTATTTTATAAGAGTTCATTATTTCTTTTAGCTTTGCTTTAGCGTTTAATTTTTCTTCTTTGTTTGTTACAACTCCGTCTATAATCGCTCCAACACTATCAACTATTTTTTCAGTTCCTAAAAGATTCTTAAATATCCCCATAAATATCTTCACTATTAATTAATGTATATGTAAACTTGTTTCCCCAAATTGACTCTGCTTTATAACAAGCAAAAATAAATTCTTCCCAATCTTCATTAGCTGCTATTACTTGACAACCTGCACTCCATTTATCAACTTGAGTAGACTTCTTCCCTGCTCTTGCAGTAGCTCTATGTATATTTATACCAAAAAACCCCGTTTGAGTATTATTATCATCTAAATCATAGCAACCATCTTTGTTGTTATCTCTATATACTTCTACCTCTCCCTCTCTTTGGCATAAAGCGTCATAATTTCCTCTGTGTTTATCTATTCTATATGCTTTGTATTGTCCTGGTTTCATACAAGCTACGCCCTCTACTCTCATTATATTTTCTACCCAATATTTACCAGGATCAGTAGTGGCGTCAAAACTATAGAATTGCCATTTTCCCTCTACTTTATAAGATAATGTTATTTTATCATCAAACTTATTTGTAACTTCATCACCAGTAGCACTATTTCTAACGCCTACAATATTTAAATTATAATCTCCTTTATCAAACCAATTATAGCCTTTATCTTTTATTGTATTTTCTATTAATTCTAAAGTTAATTTCATTATTCAAATTTACTTATTATTATACTATCTATTTTTGCTTGTACTTCTTTCTTTTTAACATTTAATTGAAATAAAAGATTACCTGTAAATCTGCATATTTCTTGAGAGTTGTTAATAACTACTAATGTTGGCAGAACTTCAATGTTATATTTTTCTTGTAGTGTTGTACCAATTCCAATATCAGCTCTTACTATATTGCAATCTTCCAAGTCTTTTAAAAAACTACAAGAGTTCTTTTCGTTCCACTTCGCCCAAAACTCTATTACTACAACCCCTTTAGAATCTGTGTACTTGCTTAAAGCATTTTGAGTTGTTATTGTAGTTTGAGCTATGGTTTGCCCTACCAACAATAGTAGTATGTATTTTAGAAATCTCATTTTAATTCGTAAACCCTTTCCTCTATCTTATCTACTGTGCTTTCCATTTTGCCTAGTTTTTCAGCGTTTGACATAACAGTTTTACTAATTAATTCTAGCTTTAAATCAAGCTCTGAACGTGAAATTTCACTTTCAGGTAATCTTTTTGCTAGTTCTATTTCATTACTTAAAACATAATATTGTCCTACAAAACTACTAACTAAAACAACTATAGCTATAATGCTTTTTAAGGATAGAGTAAATTTACTTGATTCTGAAACTTCCATTTGTTTATTTATTGCAAGATTTATCTGCTATACCCTGACCTATAATTAGAGCCACACCTACAACCAATAAGCTATTCATTTTTGTAGCACAAATTCCTAAATCTTCTGAAAACATTATAACCATTAGTATAGAAAAGCCATACCAAAATTTTCTACTGTTTACAATTTTATTAATTACGTTTTTCATATTTATTTTATTTTAAAATTTATTTTTCCATTCTCTATATATAACCCTTTACGTCTATATATTTCTTTTCCCTCAATGTTATATATTTTATTTTTGTTTTTAGATTTGTTTAATATTTCTATAATGCCAACGTTACCACATGGCAAACCAGTTAAACAATCTACATACTCTGTAATATTCAGAGTATCAATAGTATTTATATACAAAGTATCAATAACATTTATATATAAAGTATCAGTTATAAATATAGTATCTCCTAAATTGTATATATCACATTGCCCAATAGTTGTAGGTTCTGCGTCTGCTTCATCTGATCCATCAACACAATCTAAATAGTTATCATTTAAATAAAACAATCCGTCTAAACCATTAGGAACACAACCATTAGGAGAATAAGAAGTCCAGTTACTCTCATCATCTCCACAATAAAAACCACCCTGTTCTACACAAAGCTCACAATTAGATTGACTAAAGCCAAAACTAAATACTAAAAAGAATAATAATTTTTTCATACCTAAAATATTAAATAGTTAAACCCTAATTTACACTCATAGATAGGTTTTTCCCAATATCTTAAATATGTACCCTCTATAAATATTCCTAATGACTTTGTAATTTTCCAACCTGTAACTAAACCTAAATCTAAATCTATAGGTAGTTGTTCATAATCATAACTAAAATCATTTAATCCGTAATGATAAGGCATTACATTTACCCAACTTAATAACCAAAAGTCATTACTATACTTATAATAAGATACTCCAAGCACCCCAGAAAGCTCATAAACGCTCCCTAAAGCGTTTATTTCATTCTGATTATATTGAGCTATAGCCGAACCAAAATAATGCTTAAAAAACTCATCATTTGAAGTTGCTAATAATTCACCATTTTTAAACCAGTGAAATCTACCATTTACAAACTGACTAGAATAGCCAAAATCTTCTGCAAGATCAAAAAAACTTTGCTCTCCTGCCTCCCAAGTGTCCTCTATAGGATTATAGCCATAAACTTTATGACTTCTTCCTACAACACCAAAAGTAAAGTCCCAACGTCCTTTTTGTATTCTGTATCTAGTATCAAAAGAAGTAAACTCTAAATCTCTAGCTTCATCATTTTTTACTTGTATTTTAGTAACTCCATTATTTCCTAAATATCTAATCCAAAAGTCCTGATTAGTAAATTTTTCAGACCTATTACGGATAAAAGAGTAATTAAGTAAATACTCCCAACCAGTAGAATTACCAATAGTAGTATTATCGCTATAGCTTTGCTCATTACCATAGTACCAAGTTTTAACTTTTTGCTCAAAGTCAAACCTAGCAATTTTACGAATCCCAACAGTAAAGTTATAGTCATATTCGTTAATTTGAGTAGTTTCTTCATATCCTTTATTTATTGCAATAAAATCTTCATCTTCTATCATACTTGTATTCATACTCATAGAGGTATAAAAAGTAGCATACTTAAAAAATTGAGCTTGACAAGTAGACAATCCAAATACTACTAGCATTATTAAAGTGTAAATATATTTAGTAGTGTCCATTATGCTATTACTATTTGATAAGTTGTATATACTTTAAAACTACTATTACCACTTAAATCAACAGAAGTACTCAGTATTAAAGGTTTATCTGTTATAAGACCCTCATATACTCCATTAGATGGGTTATTTTCATTACAACCAAATTGATAAGTTAAATTAGCAGTTTTGTTTTGTAAAAAATTACGAAAACTAATAATATATTCGTTATAATCAGTAGAATCATAATTAATAAACATAAAAGCTGAGGAAGTACTTGCAGAGCTATTATAAGTATATAATATTGTAATATTTAAGGGTTGTATAAAATTACCTGAACCAGGAGCTGCAACTAAAGTTAAAGGGTTAGTATTTAAATCTAAATTACCAGTTACTATATCTGTTTGTATTATATGTTTATTAGCTATTTTTTTACTTGTACCATCTGCTGAACCTGTAGTATCAGAAGTATCAACAACCATTAATAAATCACTTGGTGCTAGATTCCCTGATAATAATGTTTTGTCTGTTAGTCTTTGTCCTGCCATTTTTTATATAAGTTTTTAATTTAGTAATATTTTTTTTTCTTTCTTTGACTTTTTGTTTAGTAATCATATTAACAACAAATAGTTATATCTGCTCCCTGTAAAAAAGATTTAGCTTTATTACTTAAAGGAGCTGTATCAAGATTTAAACCTGCATAATAATTCTGTGTTGTTGGATTAAGGTCTGCTCCAGTATTGCTAGAATATTCAGGAAATAAAGATGTATTGTTTTGTATATAGTCAATTAATCTTTCTCTATAAAACTCTCCTTGATCCATACTAGCATTTATAAGAGGCTTTAATTCGTCATGGCTCACTGTTCCCCCTTGCTCACTTGACATTGTTACAACGCTATTGTTCACCATTCGTAAACGCAAGAAAGGAAGTACAGTAGCAAAAGCAAACTGTACTAAAGCAGGTTGAATATAAGTTTGTAATAATGTTAAATAGTTACCTGATAAACTACTACCCTGAATGTCTGAAATTAATTTATTTGTTAAATCAGTTCCTAGTATTGGTAATATATATCTATCTTGAGCCATAAGAATATATGGTAATAATAAATTATCATCTACCGAACCACCCAAAGATGAATCTCTTTTTAATCTATCTGTACTTATAAATAATGTGTGTTGTATTGCCATAATATTATTTTTTAAACGTCCCTAACTCCTTTACTTGTATAATCTATATTTCTTGATTGTCCTCTACTGTCTTTTACTCTAGTTTTAGTTTTCATTGACGCATAGGCTTGTTTAACTAAATTGTCATCAGAATTGCCAACTGACATAGTAAAGTCAAATTCTACTATATCTATTGGTGTGTAGCCTGATGTTCTAGCTGCTGCGTTATGAAAAACTTCTGCGTATGCTATAGCAGAGGTAGTTTTTTTTACATTATATTCTATTTTATATATTCTATGATAAGCACTACTAGAAGTAATACCTGATGAACTTGTAAATGTATATTGTATTGCCATAATTTTAATTTATTTTGCTCCTGGATATGCCCCCTGATTAGGCATATTTACAGGTGCTATTTTACTATCTTTAATTCCTTTAGGATTCCTTACATAACTTTTAGGAATACTATCTACTTTGTTATAGTCATTATCTAAACTTTGACCATCTTTTAATTCAGTACCTTTTTTAAGTCTATATAATATCTCATTCCATTTATGTCTACAATAAATTCCCCCTTTAA